TTAGTCATCTACTTCATAGCTAGTGGGGACGATTACTTGATTTTTAAAGTCGATATAAATTTTATTTTCAAGAGCTAAGTCTTCAAGCTGAGTAATGTTTTTTAGGTCAATCACGGCTAATAAATCTTCATCTCTATAATCCAACTCATGTTTTTCTTTCCAGTTTTCTGCCTTAATCCATTCCACCCCAATTTTATTTAAAACTGCCATTAAACTGTCGTCATTTTCGTAATCGGTATGCCGACCAAATTTTAGCGTATTGACTACTGCGTATTTCATATTTTTATTTCTCCTGTTGATTCTAATCAGTCAGACATAATCAAATTCTCTACAATTTCTGATTGAGTTTTATTTTGTTTTTGAGCTAATTGAACTAACTTCCGCTTTGCTAAAGAACTTAGATATAGTTTAGCTTGCACTTTTTCATTATCTTGAGAAATAGTTCCAAATTCTTGATCGTAGATTTTATCAGGTGCAAGTTCAGGATCAGCATTATTTGCTTTTTCAAACCACCTTTGTGCCTGTTCAAAGGTTAGTGGCTTAATATCTGCACCAGCAATAAAGGAATTGTCATCATAATATACTTTCTCAGCCCATGGACTTCCTGAATTGCCTTCACCATATAAGAAATATTCTCCTGTTCGTTTCTTATATAGCCATTCATTGTAATATCTAAAATCGTTATACGGAAATGGACTAATATATTGAGCCAATTCTTTGGCAGCATCAGTGTCATAACGTAATCCATTTATTCTTTTTTTCATCGTTCAACCTCCGCAATACATTATTTTTCGAATTCTTTAAGTTGATTAAACAATTTTTCCAGACGTATATATTTAGCTGAGATTCCTTTAGCAAGCTCGGTAATCCTGTCAATTTTATTTTGAGATACAGGTTGATTATCAGTATAAATATCATATATAGTTTGACCATAGAATCCAGCTGGCTGAACATAATATAGAATTCTATTCTTATCTACTGCTAGAAAGCAACTATTTTTTAAATACATTGAATCAAGTGTAGTCAATTTTTTATCGAAAGCCTTTTGATCTTCTTTAAGTTCTTCTTTAATAATTTTGCTATTTATATCATAGCTGTAAAGCGCATCCTTAAAACGTGTCTTGCTTAGATCAAGAACAAAAGAATCTGGTGCATCTGCTCCAAGCGCTGCCCACAAAATTTCGTTCTTATAAAAATCATTCATTTGATTTTCAGTAAAAAAATGTTTAATTATTTCGTCTTTATTTTGGTCATAATAAATTCCATTAACTTTTAACTCGTATTTTAAAAAGTGTTTAACGATCTCAACAAATTCATTGTTGTCTCTATCAATCTCGTCTTTTAATAAATCGTACGCTTTTGCTACTTTTTGCCACTCTTTTAGGATCTCTTGTCCTTCCAAGGTCGAAGTAATGTTGTCAAATTTTATCTCATAATAGTAGCCCTCGTTTTCCCAAGGACCTAAATCTGTTACTCCATCATCAATTTGATCTTGAGAAATATAAACTTTCTTACTTTCAATACATTTATAAACTTTTTGCTTGTCTTTAACAGTTAAATCTCCAATTTTATTTTTTTGATAACTATATAACATTTCAAATACCTCGCTTGTTATTGTGTTTAATTACTTTATACTTTTATTATACTACCATTGGTACTAATGGCAATACTTTTTTATATTTTTTTCAAAAAAAGAGCTACCCGTAGGTAGCCCTTGTAAAGTAATTAAACATACCGAGGTATGTAATACGATTATATCAAAAAAAGCCACCCCAGAGAATTTAATCTCTAGAGTGGCTTTTAAAACATGTTTTAATTCGTTTCATTATTAATAATTCATCTAGAAACTTCAAAGAGATTGAATTATCGCAATAGGCTCCGTAGAGTTATCTATCACTACAGTGGTTCAAGTATAACATAATTTTCGTGTTCTAAATATGCCAAAAATTATTCCTACTTACTTAAATTCGCCCCAAGGATCATTGCCTTGACGGCAAACTAAAAAGCCATGTTCACCATTTACTCTTGGTTGTCTAATCCAGACATATCCGCCGTGACGGCTGTATGCGTCGTACTTTACACAATCGCCCTTGGTTACTGTACCAATGATATCACTAGTAGTTCTAGCGCCATATCTGATATTGATAGTGCCGTTTGGATAGAACTTACCTTCTTCTTTGTACCATGTATCCCCTACGTCATCTATAAAAGATTGTGGTGCTGTTTGCTTAACTACTGGCTTAGATGGTTGAGCTACTGGCTTACCGTCAGTCTTAAGATCAACTAGAGAGATGTTGCCGTCAACGTTTAAGCCACGCCAGTTATCTGTGAACTGCCAGATTGCTACATTATCCATAGATGGGAACCAGCCAAAGTCTGGGTTATCTAAACGAGTACCACTTTTGTATTCATAAGATGCAATCCATAGACAAGTGCCATATTTTGCAGTTACTTTCTTAACATCAACTTTCTTGGTTAGGATCTCTTTTCCTGAGTAAAGTAAAGGCTTGTACCCTGCACTTGCTACCGTATCCATGAAAGCAAGGATAGCGTCAGCACTAGCAGAATAACCTTGAGTTGTGCTGTTACCACTACCTTCTTCATAGTCACAAGCTAAGTAAGACCCAGGCTTAATACCAGCTTGTTTTGTTGAATTTACTGCATAGTTACCTTCTAAGACAGCTTGACTACGACTTGCACTAAAGTGTGCATAGTGATAACCAGCTGGCATCATGCCATTAGAGTTAGCACTATTAACTTGTGCCGATGCTTTAGGATTTTGATAGTTTAGTCCTTCTGATACTTTCACGATTGCATACTTAGATCCAGCTGATGCCATAGCTGATAAGTCAGATGACTGCCAGTCTGATACATCAACACCATAAGCTCGATTTTCAATTGTTCGTGTCATTTATTAAGCCTCTTTCTTTGAATCAGCTACAAGCTTTTCATACTCATGTTGAACAATATTTCTTACAGTGACTCTATCAATTGGAAGATTTGGATAGAGTTTTTGTAATTGGTAGAAAACTTCATCTGTTGCATCATAAAGTTTCTTTGATCCCTCTTTATCATCAAGAGATGCTTGATAAAGAGTAGCCTTTTCAGATAATTCCCCAGCCATCTCTAAAGCTGTTGCAAGTTTAGGATGCGTAAGTTTTAATTTTTCTAACTTTTGTTTATTTACACTATAGGCAGTTGCCATTCCTGCAACAAGCAAAACAACAATCGCCCAAATTAAATTAATATCTAATCTCATTTTTTATTCCTTTCTTTCAATAAATTATTTATTTCTTTATCCTTTTCAGCATTCAACTTAGTAAGACGCTTATTTTCTTTCACTATCCTGTCATTATCATCTGCTAAGCTATCGTGCTTAGTCTTCTTAGAGTTCAAATTCCAAGTTAGTACTCCAAGAATTATAGGTGTCAACACTTGTGCTAGATTAATTAGATCTTGAATTAAGTCATGCAAGTGTCTTCACCTCTTATCGCGTATCTCTAGTTCTTGCCGTATATAAAATTTCCGCCAATAAAAAACAGGACAAGATAAAACCTAAAAACATAGGTGCTTGTCCTGCAAAAATAGCATGAATTAATTGAATGCACGCAACCAGACCTGTAAAGCCTGCTGAGATGCTTAACAAAACTCCTGCTACGGTATTGCTCTTTTCATTTGTAACTGCGTAGTAGATCAAACCAAATCCAGTAACCACAGCCACAGCGTCTAACCCGTCATCATTCATAAGTCCGGCAAATTGCGGTGGCCAAAAGAAGTATGTATGATCCGTCCAAAGTAGTATTCCCATAGCTGATAAGGCTAGCCCAATTAAAAATAGTTGGAAATTATTACTTATATTACTTCCTACTTTATGAGTGCGTTTCATTATCCCTCACTCGCTTTTTCATCAGCGCTCGCCATAACTTCATCTTGTGCAGACCAGACCTTACTTTGAAAGTCTTGCAAATCTTTTCTAACTGTAGTTTTATTTGCATCATATAAATCCCGATCAGTAATAATCATATTAATGTTGTCACTACCACCTGAAGCATTAGCTTCATAGATATTTGCATTAAAAGTTGCTACTTGCTTATCATCTACCATTGAACGACCTGAAATTGCAATTGATTTACTTGTTTTTAACATCTTTATTCTCCTTTTCTGCCTTTAATTGGTTCAATTCTTGAGTTAATTCATCAACTTTTGCTTCTAAAACTGCATTGTTGTATTCACTAACTGCAAGTTTATTAATTAATTTTTGTGATACTGCATTATTATTCATTTACTTTTTTCTCCAATTTATTTACTTTGTCTTTTAATTCTTTAATTACCGGTAAAAGGGCTGGTGCTATTCTTTCGTATTGAATACCTTCTATTTCGTGGGTTTGTGGATTACGACTTACCAAGAGATCTAGACCGGCATCTGCTAAATCTTCAGCAATCATGCCGAAATATTTTTCTGGTGCTATATGACGCTTTCCAGCTTCATATCTTTCTTTTTGACCTTTGTCTGTCCAAATTGCGGTTGGTAAATTTAAAAGTTTCTCACCGTATTCAGTGGAATAGCTACGTTTGATATCAGTTTTGTATTTAGATGCAGATGTTGAACGAACAATGGCACCATCCGATGCAATAAACACGTTTGGTGCTGAACCAGTGGTAGTTTTATATGCGTCTGGGAAGTGGACATAAGAAGCAGCCAGCACAATACGACTTCCTTTTTTTCCGCTACCATTAGTATCTCTTCCATCGTCTGTACCAATAACAATCGTTGGTTGTTGCGGATAGGAATCGCCATATGGTAGTCCTCCAGAAATGTTAGTATGTCTTCCACTTATAATATCAGTATCTCCCTTTGCAGATACTCCTAAAAATGCACCATTAAATTCTTTGTCAACCCAACCACGGAAAAGATTACCATTATAATTTTTAGTTTTCATTATGACACCATTTGGTGATTCAAGTTGCATTCCAAAGAGTCCATTGTTTAGAGGGTCACCTGAACGACTGATCATTCCGTATTTTGGACTCAAATCCAAATCTAAATTAGGTGTCGTACCATCATCTAGAATCATTTTTCCATTTTGAAAATAAACTCCGGCTCCTCCCCAACCTGTAACACTCATGGTACCGAAATTAAGATCAATGTTCAGCAATCCATTCGTGGAAGCAATGCGTCCTTTTTGGAATAGAATCTCACCACTATTAAGATTAATCTTCAAATTGGCTCCATTAATTGTCCCAGTAGTGATGTTGTTTGCATTTAAGTTAATTACATTAATCCTACCGGCATCTAAGGTACCGGCGTTAATCTTATCAGCCGAAATATTGGTTATTGCTGCATCCGGGATGAAGGCTTTGCCAGAAAATACAGTTGAGCTAGCATCCATATAAATTTTTTCATTCTGGATTAGAGTTGTGCCTGATGCTACATTGATTTGGGCAAGGATCTTGTTTTTAGAAACTTTATCATTTGGTGATGGAGACCAAGTCGTAGCTGCAGTCCCCTTCTCAAATTTAATCCTGTTCCATTGAAGCCATCCGCCTTTTGCATTATCTACACGGAGTTGTACATTATAGTAATTATTTCTCCACGTATAAACCATATCTTCAGTTAACTGAAAACTAAATTTAAATTCACCATGTTTTACATCGCTAGATGCAAATAATTGTTGAGCTGATGGTCCAAATTGACTGCCATTCCATACAGTTTTATTACCAAATCCCTGAATATAAATATGCATATCGTTACCTGAAAGATTCTGATATTGGTACTCAATATATCCAGTTACCCAGTCACCAACATGTAATCCTTCAAAATAAACTTGAGTAATTATTTTAGTTTGATTAGATGCCCCATTAAAGCTATTCCATCCCGAATCGCTCCACACATCACTTGTGTTAAGAGCTAAATTTATTCCTCCGCCAGAAGTTGCATTTTGTAATCTGACGTTAAAATTATCAGCATTTTGAGTAATTTGGCTTTGTAGATTATTAGTCTTATTTGTTACTTCACTTCTTATCGTTCCAGCAGTCTGACTTATTTGTGACTGCAGATTAGTGTAGTTATTGGATACAGTGGACTGCAATCCTTTTACAGTCTGATTTAGTGTGCTGTATTCGGAATAGCTTGCACTTCGTTCCCAGTTTGACCAATGATCATCAGTATATGTTCTTACGTATCTATCTGTAGGAACGTTGTCGCTCTGCCAAATTTGAACAATTCTTCCGTCCCAAGCTGTTTTTACATCTAAATAAAACCAATTAGAAGCTGGCGCATTAGTTCCTGATCCTTTTACAAACCAAGTCCCAGTTGATTTATATGTATTCAAATCAATGCCATGATCAACATTTTGTACATTTGTTGCAAGCTCTAAATTATTTACTTTACCAACAACCGTGCTTATCGTTCCAGCAGTCTGGCTAATTTGTGACTTCAGGTTCGTATAATCATTAGGAGAAGCAGACCATGGAGTTGCTACTTTTCCTTTTTCAATTTTAAAGTTTCTCCATTGGAACCATCCACCTTGGGCATTATCTATTCTAATTTGTACTGTAAAATAATAATTTTTTAGAGCTTCATTAGTAACTTGAAAAGTTTTATTAAATGATCCCCATTTTACATTAGATGAGGCTTGTAGACTTTGCCATGGCAAGTTAAATGGCTCATAAGACCAACCAGTTTTGTCTCCAGTTCCTTGTACAATAATTGATAAATTAGAGCCACTTAAGTTTTGATACTGATATTCAAGATATAGTGTTACCCAATCCCCAGCTGTTAAACTATCTAGAGAGAACTTTCCAATCACTTTGGTTTGGTTAGATGTTCCGTTAAAATCATTCCATCCAGAGTCTCCCCATGCATTACTAGTTCCACTCACTAAATTAATTCCGCTACCACTAAACATAGGAATAGTAGCTTGTTGAACTTTTTGAATAAATCCGTCTGCATTTTGTAAAAATCCGCTGTTAGTAAGGATATTACTTAAGCCATGCCAGTTATTGTCGTTTTTAATCGCATTAACAGCATCGTTTTTTGCGGAATTTGCACGATTGTCGGTTTCTATTTTTGTGTAGTATGAACTAAATTTTTGATTATTTGCGGTAATTTGAGCTGATAATTGTGAAAGCTCATGTTTTGTATCTTCAAATGAGTCTACATGGCCAGTTGGAGCTACATCAGATTGAACTAAAGTATAACCAGCGAAATAGGCTGAATTAGCCACTATTCCACTAGGTTCAACTCTAAAGTTTTGATATACTGCACCATCTCCAATGATTTTTAGTGTACACCACAACCATTTTCGAGAAGAGTTGCCAAAAAAGGAATAATCACTGGTATTAAAATATCCCCAAAGCTTTGAACTATTTGTATCATCATTTTTGTTACTGTATATATTAAACGCTTTAAACGGTGACCCACTAGTTCTATCAGTACAGTAGTAAAATCCAAACCAATATGTTTTATCTTTTTCCAATAATATTTTTTGCTTAGAGTAGGCTGACTGCCAATCTCCCCATGAATGCATGTAAGCTGTTATTTCAGGATGATTTTGTATAGGTGGAATAAAGTCAACTTTACTAAACTCATCTATTTGGCCACCTACTTTTGTTAGATAATCTTTGAAATTGCCTGTACCGTTTAATAGATTATCAGTACCAATCCTTAGATTATTCAGTTTATCCGTTACGCTATTGATATTAAGCTGCAATCCATTAGCTGTAGCTTGCAAATCAGTAGTTTTAGCATATCCATTCAGGTCACTAGCAACCAGCTTAGCATTTAAAGCATTATTTGTAGCACTAACAAAGTTAGCATATGTAGAATTATCAACTTTGCCAGATAGACTAGTTTCCAATTTCTTAGCATCTGCTTTGATCTGAACAATATCGCCTTGGGCATTGCCTAACGTTGATTGAAGTCCTTGAACTGTGGCTTTTGTCTGGTTTACATCCCCATTGATATTAGCTAGATCAACAGTTACACCATGAATATCAGTAGTAATCTTAGAGATATCTTTTCCTTGCTGAATAGCCTGATTTTGCAGTTCAGTAACAATATTTTTCTGTTCATTTACTTTTGTAATAGTATCAGAAACTTGGTTAGTTACATCGGTTACTTTAGGAATAACAACGGTATTGACTGTAGTACTTAGACCATCAAGTGAACCTTTTTGATTGTTAATACTTTCATTAAGTTCAGCAATATCTTTATCAGCTTTAGCAAGATTATCTGCTATTTCTTTCTTAGCATCTTTCAAGCCGTCTTGAGCTTCTTGGACTTGTTTCTTAATCTCGTCAGGAGTTAAATCTCTTCTAATCCATTTTCCAGTTCCATCTTCTTGCTTAGTGAACACCCACAACTCTGTTGAATTACCATTTTGTTTAAACCAAACATCATTAGGCTTAGCATTCGTAGGAGGTTTAGTTACACTAGGTGGAAAAATCACTGTTCCATCTGGTGCTTTTCGACCTTGGAGTTCTCTAATAGTTTGAGAGAATGTTCCCTCCCAAGCTATCCCAGAGTCTGTAGAAGAAGTTTGATCTGCCTTAGAGGTTGCTGACAAACCTCCATTAAAATCAAGAGTGTAACTATTGTTAGGAACAATAAACTTATTACCTTGCTTGTCTTGTAGTTTTAGCCAATCTCCCGCTTCAATTGCAGGATTTCCAAACCAGTTCAAACTAAATGGATAAAAAGTAACATCTTTAAGTTGCTCCCAAATATTATTTAGCCGATCAGGCGTCATAATGTTATTTTCTAGCTTAATTTGCGAACCGCTAGTATCACCAACTTGATAAGTTTTTGTCTCTTCAGTGTTCTCACCATCTCTAGTTTTAGTAGTAATGACTGTTTGACACTGAATACCACCAATTTTATATGGTGCTTCATTCTTAGTTAGTCCTGCTTGTTCATATTGACTAGGATCTAATTCATAATTAGGTTCAGCAATTGTGCGAATAGTAAACAATCCTTGTCGATCAAATGTAGCATAACCCGCGTATAATTGTGCAATCCAACCTAGAGCTTTTCTATAGCTTTGGCCACTAATTGGAATAGGTATATCAGCTTGATGCGGAAGACGTGCTAAATCATCAGCGTTAGCTTTAACTCCAGATTGAGCACAAATTTCTGCAACTATGTCTAAAACTTTGGCTGGATATACTAGTTTAGATTTATATGTACCCTCTAACCCACAAAATCTATCGCTGGCACTAATAGATGTCAGATTATTATTTCGATCCATCTTTATTTCGCTAGAGATAATAAAAATGCCTAATGGTTCGTAAATGTAGCCCTTAGACGTTTTTATTCCAATACTAGGATGAACTTCCATTCCTAGCTTCAATCCTTCAACAAGATGAGAAAATTCAATCTGCACATTATTGGAGTACGTAGAGCCAATTGCAAATGTATCTCCGGTATATGCTCCCGAATCATATTTCAAACTGTTGATATCGGTAGCGGTATAAGTTTTCCCATTAACTGCCACTTTAATATCTAACGTTCGTTGTGATGCTCGCCAAGCATCCCTAACTTCTTTCGTTTGTGTTAGCAATATTTCTCACCTCCTACTGTTCTATCAAATCAAAAGATAAGCCTTTCCAAACAGGGACCGAATCTACAAAGGAATAAACAGGTGTTGTTCGATCTCCCACATAGAATGTTCCTGACCGCATATTTCCATCTTGTGGATCTAAGTAATCTACTATAAAAAATTCACTTTTAACTGCTCCTAAAATCTTTGCACATTCCGGAACCGTGAGTGCACCAAATGCCAATGTAATTTTTCTTTTAGTAGCTACTCGATCTCGGTGCAATAATCCTTGCGCATCACGCGTTGCTTTTGCGTCAATATCTTGAATTGTTACCTGCATAGTTTGCGGGGCAGGATTAACCACTGTCCCAGAAATTTTTAAAGAATACAATCACTCATTTCCTCCTTTTTAAAGATTCAACATATTTCTACCATTTCTTTGATTAATGGCATTAATTCCTTTAATAGCATGTTCACCGAAGGACTCATCACCAATTTTTACAGAGAGATGTAAATCAATTGGCTTTCCATTGTTACTATTAATATTTTGCATTTGAAGAGCTTGGATAATCGCATTTACTAACTCTGTACTCATCTCCTTGAAGCCTCCACTTTTCATTGTGGAATTATTGGACTGATTTTCAGCATAAATCGAGTCATTACTAATTGAGTTTCTATTTAGAGATGTAGGGAGTTGTAAGCCACTACCAAAGTTATTATTCATAAATGCAATAGCTTCATTAATTCGTCGCATACCTAACTCACGATTAGTTAAAGGAACAACCATTTCTGGCTTGTCATTTTCGCCAATCTCATAGAAACCATGTTTAGCAATTAAACCGCCATCTTCATAACCATGACCATGACCAATAACAGCCAGCATGTCTGAGCCATAGCGATGCTTAGCATAGTTAATTGCTGCTAACATGTTGTCGTAGCCATTAAAGATGTTGCCATGACCAGGAAACTTATAAGCATTGAAAGTTGCTGAAATAGTTTGGAGTAACCCTTTAGCTAAGTCACCTGTTAGAGTATTGATATCAGTGTATCCGCCTTGAACGGCATGTTCATTACCACCAGATTCGGTCTGAATTTGACGAATCCAAGCATTAACATATGCTGGAGTTGCTGGCAATCCGTTTTTACGTAAAGCTTTCTTAACAGCACTACGCCAACCTTCTGCTCCTGGTCCAGTTTGATGAGTTGAACCACCAAATTGATTAATGACCTTTTTAGCCCAGTTCATCATGCCTTTCTTTTCTTGGTTAACAGCACCTTTAGCAAATTTAAGTGAGGCATCGCCTAAGCTCCAATCATAGGTAACAAACTTATCGACAATGTAGTTAACCAGTCTTTCTGGATGAGCGATGTCATCAGTAACCTTTTCAAGCTCTTCCATCACACCATCTACGAAACTACCAACACCATCAAAAATATTACCGAAGTCTAAATTACCTAAAGCTGAACTAATTCCACTAAAAATGCCACTAAAATCAAAGTTAAAGTTACCAATACCACCAGCATACTTAGGAACCATATCGGCTAATTCATTAGCTGTATTGGTAGCAGTTTTAACTTTGGTACCAGCTGGCAAGTAAGTTAAGAAATTACGCTTAGCAGGGAACAATCCTTGTTCACCATTAGGCAATTCATAACTTTCTCTGTAGATGTCCCCTTCTTGGTCATTAACCAATGCTAATCCACCTGGATGATTATCTGTACCGGTTGCATAGGAATTCCAGTTGAAGAACCCCCAACCAATGGATCCACCACCAAGCTTACCGAGTACCCAGTTGATACCATCTCTAATTTTATTAGTAGCATTTTGAACTGGCTTAACAATTGCATTTACAACTTTTCGAACAGCACTACTAATGTTGTAGATGCCGTCCCTTATACCATTTCCAATTGTGCTACCAAGAGTACCAGCCCAGGATCCCAAGGTTCTTGAAGTGTTATGTCTGAAGCTGGATACCCAACTTCCAAGACGTTCACCGGCATTCTTAGCTGAGTTGTAAGCATTGCCAATTCCATTATCGACATGACCACCTAAGCCACCAGCCCAACTAGAAATACTGCTATTCGCATTACCAAAGAAACTACGCGTCCAACTAGATAGTTTGCTACCCGCATTAGTAGCTCCTGAGCGTGAAGATTCAGAACCATTATTAATGTGCTCTCCTAGTCTTTCAGCCCATGATCTTACTAGGCCACTGGCTGATTCTCTAAAGCCTGTAGTCCAGTCTTTAATTTTAGTTCCAGCATTCTTAGCCATGGCTTGACCATTTTCAACGCTATTATTTACATTAGAACCAATTTGAGAAGACCAATCATGAACCTTCCTTTTAGCATCACTAATAAAGCTAGTAGACCATTCTTTTACTTTATCTCCAGCTTGTTTAGCTAGTTTCTTACCTTTATCTACATCTTTATGAATGTTAGAACCGATATTTTGTGCCCAAGATTTAATATCTTTCTTTGCACCAGAAATAAAATTAGTGGACCATTTATGGATATTAGAGCTAGCAGTTTGAACATCTTTTTTGCCTTTAGAAATATTGGTATTAATATCTTTACCAACGGACTTAGCCCAAGAGGTAAAGTTATCTAAGATTTCATGAGATTTAAAACCTATTGCTTCAACCCAGTCTTTAGGCTTCTTGCCTTTGCCGTATTTAGACCAACCATCACCAAATTTAGAGGCACCAACACCGCCCCATTTACCAATTAATGAGCCAATCTGTTGACCTATCATTGCACCAGGCACGCCACCAAACCAGAGTCCGATAGCTCCACCGACTGCTCCACCAATTCCAGAACCGAAATCTGCAAATTTTTCTTCTTTGTTATTAGCTTTGATTCCTTTATAGATGTCAATTCCAGAAGTTACGGCAATCATGCCTACTGATAATCCCGTACCCAGCTTTTGCCCTAGTTTCATTGGTTCACCAGATTTAACTGAAGAGCGAACCGATTTAAGGAAATCAGTTTTGGCAAGATTACTATCCTGCCAGCCTTTATTTACTTCACCCCAAAGATCTTTTATGTGGTTATAGCCACCCTTGATATTTTCAAAACTTAATTTTGCAAGTTCTTTAATGTTAGTTATCGGGTGTTTCGCAAATTCAATTGCTACTCCTAATAAATCATCAGCATACTTTGCAGCAGCTTTCAATTTATCAAATTTGAGCATTGCAAGGATCTTCAGAGTATCAGTAAAGCTTTGAATTCCAGCAATAGTAGCTTTAGCAACTTTAATGCCTAAAAGGGTAAGTAACGTTGCGGTCATGATCTTAACGGCTGTTTGATGATGATCTATCCAATCGGATAATCCTTCAAGTGCCTTAGTTAAAAGTTTTAAGGCCTCTACAATTGCAAAGCCCGCTATTTTAGCTAACGGCTTAATAAAACTATCGAAGAACCATTCTAGAACGGGTTCTGCTGCTTTGATTACATTATGTACAACTTTAAGGGCGGCAGCTAAGGCATTTAAGAACTCGGGGATTACCTGAGTAATAGTAAAGTCTGCGAGTGGAAGCAAGACATTCTTATAGGCCCACGATAATCCATCCCAAACATCTTTGGTCACTGGTCGAATAGCTTTTAGCAGATTATCAATTGACTGAAGCAATGGAGTGAAATCAAGCTTCTTAGCCCAGTTTGCAGTATAAGTTGCCATATCTCCAAGTGATCCAAGCATGTCATCTACCATACCGAGCAAAGTTTTAAAGATAGAAGTTCCAACATTTCCATGTTGCCACGCTTTATCAAATTGACCAGCTAAATTACCAATAGTGTTTCCTACGCCAGTTACAATTTGAATAATGTGACTCCAAATTGAAACACCTAAGTTAGAGTGTTTCCATGCTTCATCAATTGATGTAACTATATGTTTATAAGTATCAAGTATATTATTCAGTGCATTTAGCCATGCTTGCCATAATCCAGTTCCGGCATTACCATGTTGCCATGCCTCATCAAAAGATTTAGCAATATCGCCAATAAATTCAACTAACTTAGTAGCCAAATCAAGCAAGTTAGCGAAAATTCTCTTGCCTAGATCACCAGTATTCCATGCATCACGAAACGCTTGAGCTATATGATGGATAGCTTGAAGAACATTATTGAGAGAATTGAAGATAGTCTGAATAAACTTGGTCCCTCGACCACTCTCTTCCCATGCTTCAGCAAAAGCTCGGGAAATATCGCCAATGATATTCAGCATATCGGCTAAAAGTTGAAGTAAATTCTCTATTACTTTTTGTCCTGTTCCATTGTCCCAAACATGTAAGAAAGAATTACCTACATCTCCTAATAAGCGCTTAATCTCGGTCCATGAATACTTAGCTGCATCAACAACAGCTTGACCTTTTTCATCCCAAGCTTTTTTCATAGGATCAAAGATTTCGCCTAAAACCTTTTTAACTTTATTAGCAGCATCAATAGCATTTTGGGATGCAACTAATGGAACATTCCAGTCAAGCCCTTGATTTCCACCTGTCTCACTATCATCTACTCCGGGATCATCAAAAATAGGTGTATCCTGCTTTTGCTGTGGAGTAAATTTCTCTAGAGGCTGAGCTTCAAAGCTGTCATTATCTTGATTATTTTTATTGTTATCAAGAATGTTTAGCTCATCAAAGCCCATTAGTGATGCTTGAAGGTCTTCATTAGCTTTCTTTGTATCTTCAAAAGCTTTTTTAGCTTGCTCATTAGATGCTTTTATTCTTTCGTTTTCTGCTGCAACGGCTGCCGCTCCTTGACGATTAGCTTGAGCAATTTGTTGATTAGCACGTTGAACTGCTTTAGCTTGTTCTTGCTGTTGTTTTTTAACAGCTTCATTAGCTTTACTTGCAGCCTTTGAAGTATCATTCATTGCCTGGACTTGATCGTACAAACCATGAGCACCGCTTCTAGCACTCGCCAAGCTCATTCCTGTTAATGCAGAAGTAAATTGAGCAATCCATGCAGTTGCTTTTTGCAATGAATTCATAAGAGCATTTATAGCAGGTAAAACATAACTATAAATTGGATAAAAAGCAGTCAACAAATTAACCTTAATTGCGTTAAAACTACTTGCAAATTGTCGGTTAGTCATTAATGCTGCACCCATACCTTGGGCAAGCATCATAATTCCTTGATAGAGCAGAGTAAACACAATTAATTGACTGGCTAACATTCGAATTGCCATTCGAACGCCCTTTAATCGTTCACTTAAAACTGAAGCGCCTGATCCAGCTTTCCGTATAGAAGAATTCCCACTATTACCAAATCGTCTAAGAGATGAATTAACATTAGAAATAGTATTTTTTAGCCTGCTAAACTTAGAACCAAGATTTGAGACATTTCTGTTTTCTTCGGCTAATTCAGTATTAATGCGTGAAGAACTATTTCTTAACTCATCTCCACGTGCACTGACGTATGTATATGCCTTTGCTAACTCATTACTTCGGGCAACTAATCTTCTGTACTCAGCCTCAGCATTCTTAAGCTCTTTATTAATACCAGAAGATCGGCCAAGAGTCGCATCATTATCCCTCATTTCAGCAATAGAACGTCTAATTCGTTCGATCTTGCCTTCCGTTTGATCCATTTCACGCTCAATGCGTCTTAATGAGTTGGGAACAGTATCAAGCTCCTGCGACATTTCCTGTGCAAGAGCCTTAGCGTGAGTCTGATACCGTTCCATCTTAATTTGAGCGTCAGCAATTTGATCATCTAATCTCATTGCCTTAACTTTACTGCCCTGCTTACTCATATCAAGATTGTCTCGATTAGCTGTTAAAGTAGCAATTCTTCGTTGCATTGATCGAGCCTGTTCCATCTTTTCATTGATATGCGTTACTAAGCTATCAACTTCTTTTTTAGCTCGAGATGCTTCAGCTTGTATTTCATCATCAATACCTAAATCAACAGGACGCTTTGGCAGATAACTCTGAATTTGTTTTTCTTGATAGTTATCAAAGCTTGAGTAGTCACTCTGTGAAGGGGACTTTAATGTTTCTTTTACTTGTGTTTGTGATTTAGGCTTAGAAATATCTTTTACTACATCATGAGCTGCACTAGTTTGTTGTGCAATTCGTTGTTGCAGATTAGAGGCTTCTTGCAATCGAGCTGTTAAGCTATCCAAACTCTTCTCCGATTGATTAACCGCTTCTTTGGAACTTTCAGCCTGTTCCTTATTTCCTTGAACAATTTTATCTGTAGCATCATTTTGAGTATTAAGAGTTTGTTCCAGTAATTTTTGCTTGGCTTGTTCTGCCTCAGTACGCTGACGAACTTCTTCCTTAGCAGATTCGTTAGCTTTTGAAACATTGTCATTCATTGACTGATTAATTTTGCCTAAGCCATCTTGAATCTTATATTGCATATCATTAGTTTTCTGACTAATGATATCAGTAAATTCATCAAGCTTTCGCATAACGTCTCCATAATTAGCAGTAAACCTTAATTCAAGTTCTTCTAAATCCATTAACTTCCACCTCCTTTATCTTTATTAAATTGCTTAATCCGTTGAGCTTGTTGGATTAATAGAGCCTGATCTTGTTTCCAATCAGGTTCATCCGATTTAGAAGTCTCTTCCACATTGTCTTTGACGAAAGGATAAGCTTCTTCAACTTTTGGCATTTTAGCAGGATCATTAAAGGCAAATGCCACCATTTCACTTAAACGATGATCCATGTATGCCTTAGCACGCAAATCTTCTAATCTACGTTTTTCATTGGCATTTATTTGCGTCATGATCTCGCCAAAATCCATATCCCAAAAGTGATCTGCGTCTATTCCCGATTCAACCGCAATTGGGTATAGATGTTTGAATAAATCTGAGACTGTATCAAAATGGTCCTCGTTTACATCAGTTCGTCTTCGGTTGTTTCCACTGAATCGAGAGTTACTTCCGATTCCGTATTGGTCTTGGTACCCTTCTTCTTTTTCTTGCCGAAAAAACCGGATTCATCAAATAGTTCCATCAACTCATTAAATAAGTCCATGGTAGTGTGACCATCATCTAAATATTGTTCAAACGCTTCAATAACGCGCTTATCTGTTACACCATGACTTTGATTTGCACCTTGTAGAACAATCAAAATTTCATTAACTGGTGGCAATTTGTTACCACCTTGTGAATCCATAAAGAGGGAGAGCATTGATTTACCTAAGCGTCGTTCAATCTTAAAAATTTCACGACCGCCTAATTTTAGGTCAAGTTCAAGATCACCCAATTGTACTGTCTTAGTTGCTTTCTTAATTGTTGTTGCCATAATTCAATTTCTCCTTTTAAATATTTTCATAAAAAATAAACGCGGGAATCGAACCCACGCCTATCATTGGCTATTACTTGCTTGCAGGTTGAGTTGATCCAGCAGCAGTAAAGTGAGGACCATCAGATACAGTAATAGTAATTGTGTAACCTAATGCCCCGTTAACAGCTACGGCACCAAACTTAATATTGTAGGATCCACGCATTGTTGCAGTCATACCATCTGGATAAGTAACTTTCCAGTTGTATTGCTTACGGTTACCTGCTTCTTTTAGTGCCTTAGCAAAACTAGCGCCCTTATATACAGCCTGGAATTGTACGTTAGATGCATTTTGGATACCTTCCACTTGCTTACGTCTATCATCTGCTAAGGTAGTAACGTCAATTTTTTCAGTATCTCCACCTAATTCAGGAATAGTTTTAATGTCCGCAATTTCTTCCCAGGTAGATCCATCTTCTGATCTTTCTAATTTAGTTCCAGTTCCTACGAGTCCTTCGGAACTATCAACGGCAAATCGTTGAATATCTAATTTCAATAAATTGCTATATAATTTTACGTTTTTCATTTTTTATCCTTTCTGATATACACGTTTACTTGTGTTATCCACAATTCCTGTAAACACAAGTACTACTCGTGCTACTCCATTCAAATCTTGATCGCCAACGCTATTAGAAAAGCCCATTGCTGAAAACTTAGCAATGAGCTTATTTTTTATTTGCGTTAGTGATCCTTTGTCATTATATAAATCAATCGTTATCTTCCATTCCGTATCAGTTTCTTCCTGATAAGCATTACGAACATAAGAAGACTGACTAGTCGAATAAATCGCAGTCGGAAATACTGTAAATTTATCAGGATAAGAAGGCGAAACCAGTTTTAATTCTGGAATGGATTTAAGTGTCTTAAAGACAAGTGCTTTAACGTTATAAATTTCCATCTAATTACCTAACTTATCACGCAATTCTTGATCTACAGTTTTTTTTATAATTTCTGGTGCTTCTTTTTCAATTCGATTAGCAGCAGGCGTCATAAACTGTCTAGCTGGTTGTCCAGCAGTTCTATAGAAATATTTACCGTTGATTTTTATCTTAGGTATGCCATAAATCTTAGTTAAATCCAAATCAACTGCATCCACTGGGAAGAACCACGGTGTTTGTCGATAGGTAATTGCAACACCTTGTGGAAGTTGTTTATCCGACATTTCTCCAACTAAACCAGTACCAAATTCACGAAACACTGCAACCATAGACGAGTTCCACCAGCGACCAATAACTTCATCGTTATCAATTTTAACTTCATGCTTAAAGCTCCGTGCAAGTTCGCCAGTAGAATACTTTATGCTGGATTGCAATTCGTCCACTGCATAGGCTTCTGCTTGTTCAATAGCATTTTCTTGTCCGTTAGCTGTAGCATTAGCAACTACGCTAGGGAGCTTTTTGAGCTTTGTCTTCAGCTCATCAAGTCTTCTAAGTTCTACATTAATCATTTTGCTCATCCCTTTTTATTCGCTCTAAAGTGACGTTCTTATGAGTAGAGAACTCCTGAATGGCAGTAATCATATAATCTGGATCACTCGTGCTTGGAACTTTCAAGCAAATTCCATAGCCTTCTCCATGTCCTTCTGAAAGCAAATCCCCTTGATATTTGCATGTTTTAATGTACTTGATATCTTTGCCATAGAGTTGAGCATTAACAGAACCACCAGCAGATTGAACATTCAGTTTTATTTGCTGAGGATCACCCCACCCCTTAGTTGCATAACCTTCATCATCTTGAATATCCGCAGGCTTTCTAAGATAGACAGTCGTTAAGTCACTTTCTTTTAGTCTCATAGCCTAGTCACCTTTGCTATTCGATAACGATTTAGCCCTAATCGAATATCTTTAGGAATTCCAATTTCAAGGTAATTAGTAACTCCACCTTCTGTTCGTTGGGTTTCGCCTTCTATTCCCATCCGATTGTAATTAATCGTTGCTAGCTTTTTAACATAGATATCCATGTTACCAACTAATTTCTTTTGTCCAGTATAATCTAGAACTTGAGCAATTGCTTCTTTAATTAGATCCGTTGCCAATTCACTATCAGAGATTTGCAATCTAGTAGTTAGGGATGAAACCAGTTCTGCCATTTGATCCACATTAAGCACCTCCACAATTAAAGTACCTTAGCTTGGAACACATCATCTGCACTAGCAAATGATGGAAGCATTGTAGCCGCTGCTAAAATCCATGTTCCAATTGGATCTTCACTAGTTTCATAAATCTTGGCCATAATATTACCGACATTAGATACTTGAGCATTGCTTGAAATTAAGCGATTTTCTTCTGGAGTTGGACCATAGATCTTTTGTCCGGGTACTTCATCATTGAAAAGAACGATGCGATCCTCTGGGAAGTAAGAGCTAGTTGTTAAATTACCCTTTGAGTCTTCATCACGGTATTTACCATCATAAGCACGAATAACTGGCAATCCTTGAGCCGTCATCCACTGATCTAAATCTGCTTGACCAACAACTCGACCGCTATCTTTACCAAAGATAGCTTCTTTAATTTCAGTACTACGCATTAAAGTACGTAAAACCTTCTTAGAAGTTAAAGCTCGGGTTGGTGTAACATCTAGTGAATCTGACCAATCTTGCAAGTTATCAATAATAGAAGCATCACTCTTATCCCACGTCTTGGTACCTGATAATGTCTCTTGATGTTGCTTTGGCACGCCATAATCAACAGCAATACCATTTTTCTTATCAGTAATTTTACCAGTAGCAAACATTTCCATAGTCATTTTTTCGCCACGTGCCTTAACTGCTTGAACCATAGCGTCAATATCATCAAAAACATACTGTTTTAAGTAGTTTTCTTCTGCAGTATTACGTGGTGATTGCAATTTGATTAGCATTTCTTCAGTAATTTGCATTTTGCGCTTCACGTATGCCAATTCAGCAGTCATCTTACTTGCTTCACGACTACCAATTTCAGCTTCAGCATCAAAAGCTGAAACACTTGCGATTGTTGGTACACGACTACCAGCTTTCAAAATATCAACTTCAAGTGTTGGTACTTTGACCGCTGGGAATAAAGTATCGCCTAACATTTCTGGATATTGACGATTGCGGGTATAGTCAAGCACCGTATTTTGACTAAACATATCAAGAATAGGTGTTGCAAATCGTTGTAAATCTAATTGTAGTTTTTGATTTTTCATTAATTATATTCTCCCTTCTATTAGTTCTTTGGGGTACTACCAGATGCAGCTCCCGTTGTATCCAAATCTTTAAAGTGAATTGCTGACATTGCCTTAATAGCCTCTGCTGTTGGAGTTGGATTCAATCTTTGACTTAACACCCACCCATCACGCATAACAGCAACCATTTGATTAGATCCATCTTCTGACACGTACACATCATTTACAGTGATTCCGACAGCTTTTGCATCATTAGTTGGATATACCGTTCCCGCTGGTACATATTTACGTCCTAAGTCATCTGTTTGGACGTTGTAATTATCTTTATTAATTGTTTCTGGGAAAGCAGTAAACTTTTCAGAAGCAAGAAAGTTTAATTGCTTTCCATTTTGAAATTGTGTATACATTCTTATTTCCTTTCTAAATTCCAAAAATCGTTTTTAGACTTTTGAGAATTATTAGCTTTTTCAGCATAGATTTCTCCAGGAGATTTATGATCATGATTTCCATCTAAGCTCTTTGGAGGTCTTGCACTTTGAGCTAATCGAGTTTCAACGGCATCATGAACTGCGCCGCGAAATACTTCACTAACCTTTTGATAAGCATCTGTCATCTTATCTTTATCAGCTAAAACGTCATCAAACACATCTACTAATTCAGCTGGCAAACCATCTTCAATCAATTTAGAAGCTAATTTATTCCTATTTTCACGCTTAGTAATATCAGCTTCTCTATCAACTAAAGCTTGTTCACGTTGCTTTAGCTCATAGTTTTGCCGTTCTTCAGGAGACATATTTTTAAGATCTTTAGCTTTTTGAGCTTTATCACTCTGTTCTTTCTCCCACTTAGAACGGGCGGTATCTAACGCTTTAGCTAATTTTTTATCAAAGAAAGAATCCATTTCAGATTGAGTATCAAAAGTTTTAAACGGTTTTGTATCACCTGAAACATCTTCATTTACTTCAGCTTCACTAGAATTAGTATTACTTTCCTCACCTCCTTCACTTTGACCATCATCAGCAAATCTCTGTAAATTTAGTTTTAATACGATATTTTTCATAAAAATTCCTTTCTACCCATGCACACTTGAAATATGACTGCATAAGAAAAGACACCCCATATTTCTACACGGTGCCTTCCTGGTATGCAGTAACAAGTCCACATACGTATTCAATTTTTTAAGTAGTTTCATGACATGCTTAGGTCAATCCAAAATAAAAGACATTCAATTAAGTTAATGAGTGTCTTTAGATCTATATATAACTTTTTCTATATCATCAATTGAAATAGGCTTCATAGCCATCGTCTTTTCTTCTTGTTCTGATGTTTCAACACCATAGTCAGGCAAAAAATGAGTCTCATCCATTTGATCTATTAAGCCTACCATTTCTCCTGTTTTCAAAAGAACAGTGTCATATTCTTGTGGAATAATTTTACTCATTTTTCTTAACCTCTTTAATATAGCTAACAGCATTATTTTTAGGGCCTAAATAGATTACAGGTACAGTTCGGCAAAAGGGATGCAGAGGTGGCATATTCTTTCCAAAAACCGCATCCCTAACTTTAAATATTTTACCATTGATTGAACGACATATTTTACTAGTTCGACTATCAATCACTGCAAGCAATTGATATCGTTCAACTCCACGTTTACGCCAATTATCCAGCTTTATTTTGGAATAAAAGAAGTTAGCCTCAGTTCTAATCAAACGACAAGCATTAAATTTACTAGTATTAAACTCATGGGCAATCTGTTTAATCATGTCTCTTTCGGACATATTACTCAATTCTTTAGTCGTAAACAATTCTTGCAAGCGTTCAGCAAGCTTATCAGTATTATCCCAGATACGCGATGAAAAATTTTTACCTTCCCACCGGGTATTTAATGCTGCTTCAACGTAACGATTAGGTATCTCAGTGATTTTGTCTTTAGGGATATCTTGTTCCATCTTCACACTAGCAACCTTCTTGCCAGTTTCAGGATTTTTAATAATAATTTTGTTTTCTTTTGATTCTAATTTTGGCTTTACTTTAATATCAGGCAGATTATAATCTTTTGCTTTATCATATACAGCTCCCTGTCTTTCAACTTCAGACCACGTTCTTTTCATTACATCGGTGTGTAACTTAATGTTCTGATCTAATTCAACATCTCCAGCTGACTTAGCGGCAATATAAGCTTTAACTTGTAGCTCTTCTAATCTAGTAATTCTACTCTTAGCCGCTAATCTACTTAGATAATCGTCGATAGCTATCTTGCTCTCTTTATCAGTAATGTTGCTAGCCAAAACTTTTAGCGTCACTAATTCAGAGGGAGAGATATGTGAGGACATAATATCTGATACTTCTTGTTCTGAAATATCAGCATAAAAATAGCGACGATAGATCTTTTGAACCTCGTCGCTTAGATATGATTGAGCTTTTTGATAAGCATTATTTATTATTTTCAATCGTTCAGTAGCTTCATCCTGATTTTGCTGCTCATTTTGTAAGTCTCGCAATTGCCAATATGTAAACTTACTCTTATCAATTTTCATAATTAATCAAGACCATGCTATATACTTGCCATATTGGCTTATAAGCTGGTCGACCGTATTCTCAAATGCATTTAGTAATGTTTTATTCTCAATGCGTTCACTATTTGCAAATATAGCCGTTAATGTTCCATTTTTATCAATAGTACTTACGTTAGTACAATTATTAACCGTATGTGTTAACAAAGTAGAAAATGCAGCACAAACAATATCAGAACCTTTAGCACTATATTGAGCGTGTCCGGCTGCTATGATTGTTGTCTGATTGGGGTTCTTTATTATCTTCACTCGAATCATCTTGAGACTCCTCCAATTCTAAACGATCGGGATCTTGCTGTCTTAATGCTTCTTGGCTTTTCTTGATAGTTTCGGCATCTTGTTCATTCATTTCATCAATTACATCTTGAGGACTATCAACGTCGGGCAACCAACTATAAGTATATTTTCTAGGGATGACACCATCAGCATTTTTGATGTTATTTACAACATCTGACAGATTAGATGGAATGTTTGCAGTAAGTGAAATTTTGCATCCACTAGCATCATCATTTGCTCCCTTAATGTTTACTATCGTCTGAATTAACTGCAATCTTCGACGTAAGCCATCAAAGAAATAGCGTTGTTTAATTGATAATAAGTTTTCCAGGCCAAACAACTTAAACTTCATTGCTTCACCTGACACATTACCCATGAATTTTTCATCATTCATATTTGGCACATATGAAATCTTATGAATATCATTCTCAATGGATTGGCTAAGCAAATTAACTTGTGTTTCATCAAAACTTTTAGTTAGCCACTCAATATCTGCTCCCTCTTCGCGTGGAGGAGCTTCAATAACGCCTCGATTTAACCTTTGTTTATCGTCCTCATCATTATCTAAACCAAATCCAAATGTAACAAGAAGTGCATCCACAAAAGCTTCCTTGTCTGAAATTCGATCTGTTTGAAGTAAGTTATATGCATCAATCAGCGAAATCAATTGTTCAAAATCACCTTGCCGTTCTTCATTATTTCGATATTCGATTATTGGAACTGCACCAAATAGATTTTCGCCATCATATACAATCGGATCAGTAGGGGTTACTTCCATTCCCAGCTTTGTACGATATTCTACAGTTCTCTGAGGCATATAAATCGTAATACTATAACCATTTGTTTCTCCACTCAGATTTTTCTTTTCTTGAGCAAAAACAGCAAATAATGGTTCATGTTCAACCGTATCATCTGTTACCACAATGGTTGCCCGAGGATCTATTACTTCAATCTTTAAAGCAGTATTAGGTGTAAGCTTTTCATTTCCTAATTTATCTCTAGCAATTATAGGATCTGTTTGCTTTAAATAAAGTAATTCATAACCGTAACCAAATACAGATAAGTCTTTTTCTAATTCAATATCATGCTTATGGATATCAATTTGCTTGAATATATCTAAAATATCATCAATATTCTTTCCTTTATCAGCAACATACTTAATCGGATTACCTGTCATAAATCCAACATTCATATCACTAATATACTTAGCATGATTAATCATTACATTAGAAGCTCCAACATTAGCATTTTCAAATGTATGTTTTTCAATTTCTTGCTTTCCATTGTAATAATCAGACAGCATGTCTAATCGTTTTTGACGACTCTTTAGCTCTTTAATTGCATAATTTATGGCTTCAATGTTGGGCTCATTTACATCGCCAAGTAAATCTTTATCAATCACTAATGCCACCTTTACACCTTCTTTCTATAATCCACGAATGAGAGGACGCTTAGTAACTTTTGCATTAACCCGCTTATAGATAACTGTGTAAACAAAATATCTCATTGCATCACATGCGTGATCATGTTGCTTAACAGGCTTATCTTCTCCATGTTCAGCAGCTTTTTCATCCCAAACGTAACTTGCTAATTCTTTAAATAAATTAGGACAATTATTACTAAACTTGATCTTTCCTTCATTCATTGCAGTTTGTGTAACGCGAATGCCATCGATCACGTCGTTCTTAGCTTTTCGAACTTTAAAACCATTCTGTCGTAAAGTTGTACTGAAAGAAGCTGCAGAAGGATCAATAATCATCTCAGCTCTAATGTTCCCAAGAAACTCTTTGAGATCATGGCAATACTCTTCATCTGTCTTTTGATGGGATGTAGTTCTTCCTGAGTAATAATATTCTTTAATCAGATACCAAACTCCATGATTGCGTCCCCATAATAGGAACGCAGTAGGATTTAATGTACCGTAGTCACATGAGACATAATACTTTTCAAAATGATTGGGTAATTCAGTAACTACCATCGTGTCTTTATCAAAATTATCATAGATAACTCCTTCCGACATTACCCATAGACCTTGGATATATCTCTGATAAAACACTCCTGAATACATACGCTCGTATCTGCTAATAGTTACACTGTCAAGAGATGGATTATCATGCATCGTGAAGTGGATACGTAAAGCACGCTTATCTTTCATCTGGTCAATCCAATTTAGTTTAAACCAATGAAACGGACCAGACGGATTACAGTTGAACCACATTTTAGAGCCTGTCACTGAACAACGAGCCGTTGCTTGATTAACAAATGATTGAGGCATAAGTGCAACTTCATCAAAAAAGAACCCAGCCAAAGTAATACCTTGAACTAGGTCCTGGGATGCTTCATCCTTACCACCAAAAATGAAGTAAAAGTTTGTATGCCCATTTTTGCTGATTGTTATCATATTTTCAGAACGAGAATCATATACGTTATATCCTTCGCTTTCTAACATACTTCTTAATGGGCGAAGTACATTGCGTCTAAAAGATCCAATAGTCTTTCCAGCCATTCCGAATTGTTGTCCTGAAAAATTAGTCATAGACCACAATACATATGAGAGAGCCATTACTACAGTCTTTCCAGCACGAACCGAACCATCACAAATAATGGCTTCCTGGTTTAGAGTTCGGGGATTAGTCCACCAGCTTAAGACCTGCAGTTGCTTCCGAGAAAACGGAACAAAGTTAAATCTAGTTATCTTCATTATCTTTACTCCAAATCTTATCCATACCATTTTTAAGAGCACGTAACAAGGAAGTAGTACTGTCATCACTAACTTCTGGTTCAGGCAAGCGATCAAGTAAAATCTGCATTGCCTTTTGCCTATCTTCCATTTCAACTACAGGTTCGCCTTTATCTATTCGAATACTCTTAATGTTCGATGTATCAATATCTTTACTATCTTTCAGAGTAATTAAATGTTCATAGTAATACGCTTGTTCACCTGTCTCTGGATCAATCTTAGGCTCATACCTGAACTTACCTCCAGCATCCTCGTATGGACCATCTTTATCATGAATTTTGTAATAAATCAAGCGCTTTTTCGTTTTAAAAGACAGAACATCGGTAACATCACTAGTCGCCTGCTTTAAATAGCGCAGCAATATGTCATTTGCAGTCGCATATAGATCTTGCGATTGTTGTTTCTTTAGCTCAGCTAAGTAATTTTTAACTCCAACATTTCCCAACAATCTTGGTCCTGCTCGCAATGCAGTTTCATAGTTTCCGCCATAAGCTTTTTGATAAGCCCAGGTCGCATTATATCGTTGCAGATAGTATAGGCAAAAGGCTCTTTGCTTATCAGTAAGTTCATCATTATTTGGTAATTCTGGTGATGGTAATGATGGTACAACCTTTTCTCGTTTTGTACGCGTACTTTTTTGTTTTGTATGCATACTTTTCCTTTTGGTTGCATTACGTTGCCACTTATTTCTAGTTTTCCATGACTTAACAGTACTTAATGCAACTCCATATTTCTTAGCAATATCTTTGTACTTCATTCCTGCTAAGTAATCTGCTTTTGCATCTTCTATTTTGCTCATGACATATCACCACACCACCTTTTTTCAATTTAATGTAAAATAAAAAGCCAGCTTATGCTGACTTCCTCATAGACGATAACTAATTCATAACCAACGCTATAATTATGGCAATTAACAAAACTAAGAGCCAAACAGCACAGTAAATAAGTGCTGGACTAAGTACTAACCACCATGACCAACCAATAAATCCCATAATTCTGGCAATTGCAAAAATAATTGTTAAAACGATTGCTAAAAATTTCATAAATATCTCCAACAAAAAAGAGCTAGTTTTGCAACTAACTCTTACCAATTTTTAAACTGTTATGTCCTCATGTCCTGTTTCACTGGTTATCCCAGTTATAGCAAAGTGTGGATTCGAACCACCCCGCAGCCGTTTTAACGACCCGCTCTAGCCATTTAAGCTACATTGCTACCTTTTTCGTGTCCACAATTGTGGAGGGGATCCCCTCCTATGGCAACTGATGGGATCGAACCACCGACGACTTAGAACTTCACTCTAACGCTCTACCTACTGAGCTAAGTTGCCATGATGCTCTGTTAGGTACAGAGCTAAACCAGATGCTGTAAATTAAACGACAAGTAATATAGTTTTCGTGAATATATATTACTATTACGAATAAAACGCAAACATACTGTATGACAAGGCATATTTGCTTAACGTCCGTTTTCCGCCGGACAACGAGCAGGCAAGGAGTCGAACCTTGCTAGATACGTGAAAGAAGATCGCCTTCTTTCATTCCAAATTGTGTTCCGTTCTACCCACGGCATCTGTTGTGGTCCACTGCGAACAGATAACCAGCTCTTAACTCTACGCTCGCCTCGAAACCGTTGAGGGTCATGGCATGGAGATGTTTGTGCCTAGGCGAAAAAACTATTATATATAATAGTCACTAATGACTACCTGCCTAGGCTAATGAATAATCAGGATTCGAACCTGATTACTCGTGTCAAAAAAAGTAATTTTTAGGATTAAGAAACGAAAAATATTTTGTAGGGAATATCGAATATTTAGCCTGATAAACAGGCTATAACCGCCAGCCGAATTGAACGACTGCTAACGCCTACCAAGGACGGTCAGTCAATTTGTACTTACACAAATCAAGATCTTCTATTAATTTTAGAAAGGAGTATTTTTAAGTTCGAAAAACCGCACTCATAGCATCATCGAGGTGTCATCGAAAGATCCTACCATCTAACCTTTCGACAATAACAATTTAACACGATTTGCACGCAAGCAGAGCGCAAGGTTTACGCATACTTTACGCACGACTAATTTTTTCGATGCTTACCAAACAGTCTTAATTCTTTCAGTAAAAACTCTTAAATCAGGTAAGCCTTCAACATCAAAATACTTCTTCCAGTAAAGCCAACGGTCAGCAAATTCGCATTGTGCGTTAATTTTCTTATTGTCTATTGACCGAGTAGATAAATTGACGGTCGCTGCTACATCAACAATTCTTAATTGATCTATATACGTGCCAATTAAGATGTGTCTGTAAGGTTTTAATGCTGTATCCGTGCAATTATCCATTGTCTTATAGATGGCTGCACACACCTTCCTAGCAGGATCAGCAATATTAATATCATCTAATGCTTCATCTATGAAATTATCTTCAACACCATTTTTATTAGTTGATCCTGGTGCAAAAGATAATTGAGGGCTTGTAAGTTGATTACGGTGCAATCCAGCTAAGTTAAGATATCTTTGAAACTCAGTAGTCAGAAATTTATCCACCTTCCTAGCTGTAGCTCTTGGATTTGGCTGTAATCCTAAATTAATTTGATACACACTTACACTCCCTCTCTCACTTACTTATTTTTTCTAGAATTTAGCTCTATGGTTATGTACATACATAACTCGTTCATATCGTACCGATCTTGTAATTCAAAGGCATTAGCGTCCTCTTTTTCATCAATATCTTTAATGTTTGATTTCAGCATAGATTTAAATTTTTCCAGATCAGCCGTATTAAAAGTTTTGTAATTAAATCTATTAACTTCTTTGTCATATAGACGCATTGCTATGCTCCTTTGCCTTTTTCAAGATTATATACTTTTAAGTCCCAAATTCCACTGCCCATGTAGGTCAGTACATCATATTTGCTAAAAGAACACATCCAGCCAAATTTTGTGCGAACCGCACAAGGTGTAGACCATGCAAAGGGAACACTACTTTCCAACCTAGTTAACCCTTTATCTTTCAAAAATGCTCTAGTATAAGTTCTTTCAAATTCTTTTCTTGCTCCTCTAGTACCAATTTCTAATTTGATTTCCATATCTACCACTCCACTTCTTGTAATACTCTTTTACTTCTTTTTCGTAATTTACTGGCTTAAGTGTTCCGTCTTCCTGTACGTGATACCATTCGCCTTTTTGATACTTAAGATCATTCATTTATTACCCAATCTATCCATAAATTACGGCAATCATCAATGCTACGCTTCTAATATTGCCCAGAATCGGATCATTTAACCAGTTACGGTACTCATCACTAACAGGCATGTAATCGCTAGAAGCCCCAAACTCCCAATCTTTTTTCAGATCTTCCTCATCATCAATATCTAACAGCATTTTGAAAGCACCGCGGAATGTAAGCATCCCTCCCTGAATTTCATTTGAAACCCAATCAATGCGCTTTTGAACAAATTCAGGTAAGGAATGATTTTTAGCTGGTGGCACACACTTGCCATCCTCAACTTTCCATCCATATACCCAATCATAACTTTCAGTCACTCTATCTTTTTCCATTTTTTCTAATCCCCCATATCTCTCTTAATTCTCACTTCAACCCTAGGACGGTCTGCATATCTCTTTACAACAAGCAATTTAGTAACCTGTCTGTCATCTTTGTATACGCCACGTATAACTTCGACCATCTTTTTAAGCTGCCTGTTTAGCTTTTTCTTAGGGTTCATACCGTCCATGATAATCTTGCCGATATTATCCGCATCAGGCATCTTGATAGGCAATTCTTGATTAGCTAAGCAACGAGCTTTGCGTTTCTTGTTCCAGCTCTTGGGAATTCCAAAATATGCCACTATTTTGACATCTAAAGGTTCATCTAGTTCAAAGCACCCATTAAAACTGTTAATTGCTGTATATCTTACTAATTTTTCATACTGATCGCTTTTAGGCGGATTAAAAGTACCTGTTCTAGTAACTCTAGGTCTAGCCTTACCTACAGGCGATCCTTCAATCGTAAACTCTACTTTCACTGACTAACCTCGTTTCCGTCTTGGTCTACAGTGGTATCTACTTCTTTGATATATATCAATCTACTTACTGGAATTATCAAAGTCGTTACTTTATTCATATTTTTCCAACCTTTATGCGAATCAGGCAAATTAAGATAGCTGAAATAGCTAAGTTTAGTGCCCGTTGTATTAGTCCAAACTTTTAAGCGAATACATCCGGACGAAGTTTCCACGTGCTCAAAATTATCTGGAGAACATGTAATTTGTTCATAATTACCTAAATCTTTAAATGCAATTAGTGATCTTATTTTTTTCATCGTATCGCTCCCACAACCAAAATAACTAATGCTAACAGAATCAAGAACGCTGCTGCATATATCCAATCTGACATGCTACTTATCCTCATACATAACTTCCATGGTTACTTACTCTTTCTATAGATAAATTTAATTGTTATTCCGCTTCATACATGATCAATGCTGTAATTGACCAAAAACTGCTATCTGATTCTACTTGATACTTAATATCACTTACTTTAATAGATTGTTTTTCAATAAATTCATTAATATTTAGTTCTAACTCTCTAGGATTATTTCCTTCAATAATTTTTACTTTCATTTTTTCAAACTTCTTTCCAATTAATGTTTAATTCTTTTTCAAAATCTTTTGTTTTAGGCACTTCTATTACTTCACTAAAGGCCAAAGCATTATCCGTATCATTTCTAATGAAATATGCCTCTTTGGCTTCTCTACTTAATGAATCACATTGAATTGCGACTCCATTCATTCCTCTAATAGCCATGTTAAATATTAAAAATGGAACTGCTCGATCACTTAATTCTTCTACCTGATACCAATACTTTCTTGGATCATATGTAAAAAATGAAATTCCAGGAATATTTGTATTATTTTTAGTTCCAACCGGATCATTTAAGCAATCTTGCCACCATCTAGTAATAAGAATTCCGCCGGTTCCTGCTGTTGGTTCGTAATAATAGCCAGTTGTGTTACCGGTTAATTTATTCAATAAATTAGCAATGCTATCTGGCGTGAAATCCTGCTTTTTAGATTTTCTTTCTGCTTGTTCATCCTCGAAATACTCATGAAACCAATCAAAACTAAGATCAGTAGAGACGTTCAAAAACTTTTTAAATGTTTCTACTCGTTTAATATCGTCTAGCATTAATTTCAGTAATTTATCCGGAGCTTTATATGCATCGTCAATATTTAAAATCTTATTAACCGTATTCACATCAAACTGCATTTTATCCTCCTAATCCTGCTAATACTGTCATCATTTTATTGTTATCACGCTGTTCAAGATCATCTAGCAAATGGATATATACTCGTTGAGTAGTCTCAGTATTTCCATGCCCCAACCGTTTAGCAACAGATTGAATAGAGACACCGTTTGATATCAACAGAGATGCATGCGTATGCCTGAGTCCATGAAAACTAATTCTAGGAACTTTTGCTTCTTCACAAGCCTTTTTTAAAAAATCATTTATAACGGAATTAAAAATTCTTCCACTTTGACTAGCTAATTTTTTAACAAAAAATGGTTCATCTTCTTTACAATCATGCATTAATTTTTGAAGAATCATTGCAGTTTGCCAGTCTATAGTTATCACACGATTAGAATATTTATTCTTGGTTGGTCCAAAAGCTCCTGGATTAATCTTGTAATTCCAAGTTTTATTTACATACAAAGTCATATCTTTTAAATTTATATCTTTTGGCGTTAAACCTAGCAATTCAGCATATCTAAGACCAGTTTTCAAATCGACCAAACAAGCTAATGCTTTTGATGTATCATCTTTTTCAAGTATTTTTGATAACTTAGTAACCTGGTCACTCTCTAAGTAATGTTCTCTAGTCGTCTTATGTTCTATTTGAGAAGTTGCATGAACTCTATATGTTGGATCTTTTGCAATCCACCCCTCATATACTGCATCTTTTAACGGAGCTTGAATGTGGTGTAAAAAATCTAGAACAGTCGTATACTCATGTGTTTTTCCATAGTCATTTATCAACTTTTGTACATCAGCTCTCGTCATACTTCCTAAGTCAAGCGTTGGTGCTAATTTTTTAATTTGTTTTGCAACCACCCAATACTTATCAAGTGTTACCGCCCGAACTTGGCCAACCTTATAGGTCTCAACCCATTCTTTATAGTATTTATAGAACTTAATATGTCTAACTTTACTAGGCATAGCTTTATTTTTCTCTCCTTTTTTATTTCCGATTTTATACAGCAATAACTGAGTGTCGTTATTTTTCATTTTTTCATGCGTAGACTCTTTGGATAAATATGCTAATAATTCTCTTTTTTTATAATACTTATCAGCTAATTCATCGATTGTGCCTATATCAATGAATTCATCACCACGATACATTGCATATTCAATAGTCATAATCTGTTTATCTCTTTTGCTTTCCTGGTCTATAGTCTTCTTTTGGATAAAACTTGTATGGACTGTAGCTGGCAACAAATCTTAGATTGATTGCTCCGCCATTTTTCTGCTTTAGCCAGCATTTATCTCGATCCAATGCTTCAGCAATATCATCTACAGTAAATTCAGCTGTTTTTAAAAATTGTCCAGACATAAGTTGTAAGTTAACACCGACTCTAGGAGCTTGATTTTGCATCCCTCTGTGGCCATAATTTGTTGATCTTCTGGGAGTATCGATTAATTCTCTTGAAAGTCGATCAATATTTAAATCATTATTTCCATAATTTCTATTCTTTCTGTCATAATTTTTAAAGTTGAATTTTTCCATGTTCCTATCTCCATACTCTTCTTAATTTGTTTTTGACATTGAAAAATAAAATTTCTTACAAAATGGGCAGCAGTTAACTTCGTCTGCTTCTTTTGACAAAATTCTAAAGACTTTGCCACATTCTAAACATTCAGCTTGATACCATTCTTGGTCTAAGCCTTGGAGATAAGGGACTGAAACTTCCCAAAAATTAGCTAGCTTTTGCCATGTCTCCAATCTGGGCTCACGCTCTCCACGTTCATATTTTGCTAAGGTATCTGAGTTAATCCCTAATAGACGACTAGCTGAACTTAAAGTTAAATTAGTTCTATATCTAACCTCTCTCAATCTATTTTTCATAATTAATACCCCAATACTCTTTTATCTTTTACATCATTGAAATCTATAACATGCCCAGCTGATCCTCTAAGGATTCGACTAACAACTTTAGGATTGTATACTCGGTTAAGCTGATTACTGTTTAGATTAGTCGTAATAATTACTCTGCGTTGCCTATCTAAAATCTTTTTTAAGGTTTCTTGAACAAAGCTGCTTGCTTCATCCCCTTGCTGACGCATGGAAGACTCTGTTCCTAGGTCATCTAGAACTAACAAATTAACGTTCCCTAAAAAATCAACTACATTCTCAACAGTCCACCAGCTATAAGGATCATCAAAACCAGCTTTAATCTTTCCAAATAAAGTCTCAGCATTGATGAAAAGACATTTCTGTGCCGGATTAGAATTTTCATTAACTGCTTTTAGCATTGACATAGATAAGTGTGTCTTACCGGTTCCCGGTGTCCCATATAGTACAGAATTGAACTCTTTTTCGGGATGCAAGTAATATTCTCCAGCAATCGTTCTAGCCTTTTGCTTTATAGACGCCTCAATTGTTCCATTTTCAGTGCTATAGTTTTCAAAACTGCATCTAAAGGTATCTTTATCGTCAACTAATGATTTACGTCTTAGAACGCCTCTTATGCTGTTTTCTTTAAATTTCTCAACTTTTGCTACTTTTTCTCGTTCAATTTTTTCTTGCTCACACTTAGGGCAGATAGGCTCTTTATCGCCAAAGCCCATAAGATGGCATGTTTTATGAATAGAACAAGTTTCTGGATAAGTTTTAATCTTAAGTGCAGCAGCAACTTTTACTTGTTTCATGCTTCTCCTTTCTAAAATGGCAAATCATCATCGTCCTGCGGTAATTTTTGATTTTCAAAATCTTTGAAATCATAAACTGTGGCATTTGCAGGTATATTATTTTCATTCAAATAATCAACAAACTTTGGTCCAAACAACGTTGTCGGTCTTAAAAAAGGAGACATCTTTAGACTATTTCCCCACGAAAAACATTTATTATCAATCACTCGCTTAAAGTCTTTAAGTCTAAAGCCGTCTCGCCAACGAGCATGAATTGGTTCTCTATTTCGTTTAGCAGATGCAGGAAATCTTCTACCCGTCTTCTTGTTTAGGTAATCAATGATTTCCTTATATGGAATTTCTTCCTTTTCCTCAGAAGATTTAGACTTAGAGGGATTGTCAGGTTCTACCTGACCTATATCTTTATCTGTTCTATTCTTCTGTTCTTTTATATTGTTCTCTTTATGGTCATTCCTGTTACCTACCCTAGGGGATGCTGCTACCCTACCCTCGGCTCGTGGTAAACCCCACCCTAGGATATTTACTTGACCTAGGGTTATTTTTCTTCCTAAGATTTCTTTCGAATTTTCTTTATAAACAATTTTTCTAGAAATATACCCTTGTTCTTCAAGAATATTTAAATATTTTTTTACAGCAGAAGGAGTAACACCTAATCTTTTGGCAATCTCGGAATTTCCCATAAAGAATTCGCCCGTGACATTTAACATTGAAATGATTTCACCCATTAATATGATTGTGTTGGGCCTTTTCTGCAAAACAGGATCTCTTGCAATACTTATTGGAATATTGAGAAATAAGTTCGAACCTTTAAACTCCATTCTTTTCACCTACTTTGCAATAATGTCTTCAAAACCGTCGTCATTTACTGATGCTGGCTGTTGAGGTTGTTGATTACTCTCAGCCTTAATTTTCTTTTCTGCTTTATAAATGCCACCCAACTGCTTTATATAAGTGGCAGTCGTGTTATCGTGTTTTCCAGATTTAATCCATTGTCTAACTACATCATTAGTTTCGGCTCTTTTAAAAATCTCTTTTAACGTGCGTTTTTCACCATCTGAAAACTCCACAGTGTAATCCTCTAATTGCGCTTTGCTTAATTTTCTAGGGTATTGATATGTAGGAGGATAAGCCGGCATACTTTTAGCTTTATTTTGCGTACTAGGCTTTTTTGCAGGCTCTTCCGGTATATCTTCTCCCGCATAAACTTCTAAACCTAATCCCGCCAACGCTAAGGCTTTAACTAAACAACGCATCTGGGCTTTATTAATATCCTTGATAGTCGGTCGCATAATTGGATTATTTTTTTGATCCATTGGATAAAGTTTTTGAGTATATTCATTGCCTTCGATAAACGCTGTAACTTCAACTTCGCATCCCACTGAAGTTATACGATAATCGAGTGTTCCAGCTTGCATAACTCCATCAGGAGTAGAAATCCAATTGGGATATTCCTTAATCTTATAAGTTGCATTAGGATAAATACTTTTTATCAATCCCCACGCTTTAGCCCAACTTAAGTATTTAAGATTAAACTTGTTACCTTTTTTTGTTTCGTAAGAAATCACATCGAGATATTGCTTTACATCTATTTTTGAAAGAGTTTTATATATCGATTCTTTCGTTTCTTTTTTCTTTTTCTCGGTCATGGTAATTACCTCTTGTTATATTCGTCAGCTAAATCATCGGCATAGATACCCTCAAATGACTCCATGCACCAAGCTAATAAATCATGTTCACTTAATTGAGTATCTTGCGAAAACCACATTTTAAACATCTCTACTGCGCCCTTATATCCAAGCTTTTCAGCAAAATCATCGGCCGTATAAAAATTAAAATAATGAACCATGAAACTAAATACGTTTTCATATTCGAAATCCTTGCCAATGGCTACTTTTTCACCGTGCACATCGTTTAAAACGACACCGCCAACCTCTTGTAATTTTCTTAATTGACTATCCTCAAACTCGATCATTGTGGTATACTCCTATTGAATTGAAATCTTTGAAATTTTTCTTAGTCGTTACTGATGCTAGTCGGTAACGACTTTTTGTGTGCTAATAAATCTTTTTTGAACATCTGCTCGTATTCATCAACAACTAGCGGTGACTTATCTTGTCTTGCAAAAAATGCGTTGCTATTACTGATTAATCGTGCTTCTAATGTCATGTATCTCATCTCCTTTTAATCTGACTATTGCTATAATTAATTCCAAGAAAGGAGGATTAATTATGCATAAGTATCTTGTGACGTTTGATTATGAAGTTGCACCTACTAATCAACCGTTGGCAGTAGCTATTAGAACTAAACTAGAAAATTTACCTGATACAAAATGGTTCCAACATTTACCTACAGAAATCATTTTGATTAGTTCTTTAGACATAGATAAAATATTTGACGAAATCCAATGTCTGGAAGACACAATCAGAGTTTCAATTTCTGAATTTTCTAGTTTTAGAACCAATTCATCTAGAACTAATCTTTGGCTTCGCCAGAACAACGCTTAATGTAGCTTTCATAAGCTGCGATATATTCTTTCTTTGATACAGGTTTTCCTTTAAAGCTCATACCTTTAAATGGATCCCTGTATTTTTTCGTTTCATGGATCATGTTTTTCACCTCCTTAAATATTTGGAAACACTGCGTTAAACATCACGAATAAAAACGTGATAAAGATGCTAATAAATGCACCTAATGCCAAAAAGTCTGTTTCTCTACAATTCAAATCAACCCGAAACCATTTATTTACTGCTTTGTTAAACCACTTCATGCCTACTTATCCCTTTCTAATGGTTCATCCCAATCAATTTCTTTTTCATGCTTAGCAAACCATTCAGCTGCCAAACCATCAGAGATTCGAAACGATCGACCTTTACCAGGATGAATATTTGAAACAAAGTCAGGCTTATATCGATAAAAGATTTTTTCTTTTATCCAAGCTTTACCATGACCACGACCATATTTTTTACAAAATTCTTCAAATGATAAGCTCTTACCATTTGTTTCTTTAACGGACATATACCCCATATCTTCCAGCACTTCTTTTATTGCTATTTTCAATTCTTCTTTCGATATGCTTACATACACTGGACTCACCTCCTAATCTTCTAACTTGAAGCTCTTTGCTAACTTCATCTGACATATCAACATACTTTTGCCATTCTTCTTTGTTAGTGGCCCTCAAGCGTTTAGTGAATAGATATTCACGTAATTTTTTCAATTGATTTGTAGTTAACTTTTTTATTTTCATGATTTACTATCTCTCCCCTTTGCTATAATTTCTCTATCTCCTTGAGAAAGGAGGTGAGATGTATGATGACTTTTGAACAAGTTCAGAACCTTTTAAACAACATGGGACTTATCGCAACAATTGCAAGAAACGGAAAAGATATAGCAACTGTTAAAGCGGTCGTAATTAATGGTCAAATTATTACCCAGTACCCAATCGAAATAGGTGATCTGATTAAGATTCATAATAAAAGTCATAAAGTTTTATCAGTAGCTGCAGGAGCCGAAGATTTATTCTTTCAAGGCACTTACAACGACTATGTATAAGCTTTAAAAATAAATGTGATCCGAATAGCTGTAATACTCCTATATAGCAAATATCTTTTAAAGAATGATCTATAGCTATTTCGGCAATTGCGAGGCGGATTTCTTCTGCCTCTTTTTTTGATATTTTTCTCTTTTTTGTCATGAATTCACTTCTCTATCTATAGGTGAGATTTTTTCTACGCTATATCGTCACGTTCAATTAACGGCAGAATATCGTTATCTTTAAGCACATCGTAGATAAGCTTTCTTCCCTTCTGAGTCCAGTAAGTAGTTGTCTTGCTTCTGTCCTTGCCATAGTGATCCTTGAAAGTGAAAGCTTGACTTACTACATAGCCTTTACCCATGTAGACCTTGTAAAGAATCCATTGGCCATTAACTTTATGCTGAATACCAACTTGTTTTAGAAGTTTATTGAAGTTGACTGCACCATAGCCATAATCAGCAGCAATTTGTGTGATTGCTAGTGCATCTGGCGTTCCTAAGATGATGTCTAAATAGCTAGCTTTCTTATTGCTTTCTTCAAGTTGTAAAGAAAGGCTTTTATTATCTGCTTCCAGCTTTTCGACCCTAGCCTTCGAGATTTGCAACGCTCTGTTCATTACCATTTCTGGTGAGTTCCAATTCTTTTCGACTTGAATGAAATATTTTCTGATTGTCTTACCTTTTTCAGTTCTAGACATCATGCAAAGTTCTTTAGCGGTATCAACTGTTAACCAATAATCGTCATATGCTCTCGTTGTTCCATTGCCACTTTCAACGATGTAACCTTTTGGTACCTCGTTGAAATCAATACCTTTTTCAAACTGATCTTGGTTTTGCTCCCACCATCCACTGAATTTCTTTTTAAACCCTAAAGCTTTATGTAAATCTCGTGCACTTACTAGTTGCTGATCGTTTTCTACTTTTATTTGAATTAAATCTTTCATAATTCTTCTCCTTTTATTGTGCTATAATCGCACAAATTTAAGTAAAAATTTTTTCAAGCGGAATATGTAAAACATGTGATAAGGCTGGTAATTCAGTCGCTTTAAAATTGTATTCCCCTTGTTCTCTACGATAATACTTATCTGCACCACTTAATCCCAAGGCAGACGCCATTTCTTCATTTGTATACCCCAGTCTTAATCTGGTAGCTTTAATCAAAGGAAGATTTATTGTTTTAGTCATTTTCTCACCTCTGTTTAACTTGCGATTTTCGCAATTCAATTTACATTTATTATAATACATTGCGATTTTCGCACTGTCAACATTTTTTTGTGCTATTTTAGAAAAAAAGTACTAAAAAAGCACAAAAAGTGTTATATTTATTGCGAAAAGCGCAATAAACAAGGTGGATAAAATGATAGATGATAGAATAACTCTTGCAAAAAAGATCATTAATTTACGTGAAGATCGTAATATGTCACAAATAGAACTATCAGAAAAAACAGGCATAGAACGTACTGCCTTAAACAAAATAGAGCGAGGTACTCGTAAGGTATCTAGTGATGAATTAAAAGCATTAGCTAAAGCTTTTAACATTTCTTCTGATTCGTTGCTTGACCTATCTATGCCTTCTTCAAAAAAAGAACTTGGTTACGAAGATCTTGGTCTGCCTTATAAAGGAGTTATCTCGGAAGATTTGAACGATACTTTCCGCCTACTTGCCCAACAATATGCAGAAAAACATAATCTTCCAAAAAAGGACCAATAGCTTATGTACCAGACACCAGAACAAAAAACAGCAGCTAGAAACCAAGTAATTAGGTGGTTAATGAATTACGCCATGGATCATCAGTACGGTGTTACTTTCTCTTACGCCGCAGAAAACGATGATCCTTCCGAAGCTTTTCCCGAGTATCGCACTGCCGTAATTAATGCTAACTGGAGAAACATAGATGAAATTCCTTTTATTATTGGTCATGAGTTGGGACATTTATTTTTAGGACACTCTAGAAAAGAATTTAGCGCCAGTTCTATAAATCGTTATCGCTTAGAACGAGAGGCAAATGAATTTAGTCTCTACCTATTAACTAAATACTGCGATTTACACGAGATTTACTTCTACAATATGTATACATTTGCTGAATCTTTCGGCATCCCTAGAGATTGCTATTACTTGCTTGAGGAACAAGCTTAGTTTTTGAGAGTAAATAAAAAAGCCTAAACTTATGCGTTAGGCTTAAAGAATCAGTTTATAAAGGAAACAAATTATGAGTTGGTTAGATAATTTACCAGTAGAACCAGTTAACAAACTGCTTAATCCTATTGCCGATTCTTTAGGGCAAGGAATCGGAAGTATATTTTATTGGGCATTTCAAAAGCCTATAAAATTTAAGATTATTAAAGAAGTGGAACTACAAGACTTAGCTAATAAAACATCAGCTCGTCTACAAAATATTCCTGAAACAAATAGAGATACATCTAAGCGCGGTCTTTTAATGAAGATTATTGAGGAAGCTCAATACCAAATCAGTGAGGAAGATCTACGAACTATGTTTGCCAATTTAATAGCTGCTAGCGTAGATAATCGCAAAAATACTTCTATCTCTCCTCGCTTTTCATTTATCCTTTCTCAATTAAGTGCCAAAGATGCTAAAGTACTTCAAATAATCTATAATCAGCCCTATCATCAACTTCCTCTAGGCTACCTTAACTATAAAAATAAAGATGGAAGTCTTAAGATATCCCCATATCTATCCTTGACAATTAACAATGAAGAATTATTTACTTTCGAAGAAAGTTTCGAATCTCTGGCATCTTTAGGCATAATTACAATTCATCAAGATGCATGGTTAGCATCAACAGAATACACAGCTAGATATAATCTTATCGAGCAGATATTAAAAAATAGATTTTATGATACTAGAGTAACAGATATAAATAGTCTAGAATTTAAAAAAGGATCAATTAAGGTTACTAGTTTTGGGGAGTCTTTTCTTCGCTGTATTTTTTAATTAAAAATTTAATCGCATTCACTTGTTTTGTAGTAAATACGGTCTCAATCATACCTTCAAAATCGTTATGATAAAGGACTTCTCCACCTAAAGAAAGTTCATATTTTTCATGTTCTTTCATTTTTCCATCTCCTTTGTCGAACATAAATGTATTATTTTAATATATTTTATCTTTATTATAGACGATTATATCATGCATTACCTACCTGTACGTCCAATTCACTGATCGACGCTAAAAGCTGCTTGGAGGATTCTATGTATACACTTTCCTATATTTTATATGGAATAGGTGCATTATTTACTATTTGTTTTATTACCTTTTTAATTCTATTTATAAAGAAAAAGGTAATAACAAAATTAATTTACTTATTTTTATTGCATCAATTATTCTTGCTGTAGGATGCTTTGGCTATGGTGGGTATCATCAATACGATATTCAACAAACTATTGCTGCTGCCGATGATGAATTTACAGATAATGCAATTAGTTTTGCTGAACTTTACAAAAAAACTGCAGATAAGTCTACAAAAGTTGGAGACTATGTGAAAGAAGCATGGCAAGCAGACATAGCTGATGCAATGGATAATGATGAAGACTTTGATGCCACTAAGACTGTTACTCATGCTTTAGCAGAAAATGCCGATGATATTGTATCTGCACAAATGAATTTGAAGAAGCTTAAAAAGTATCTTAAAGAAATGAATGATTACGATACCGGTACATACGATTACGAAGCCTATAAAAAAGCGTATGACAAACTTGAAAAACTAGTCAGCTTCGTAAATGATCCCAAAGGTACATACGATCACTATACAGAAACTTATTCAGCAGATAAATCAGCGGTTGCAAATGCATATAAAGATATTGAGCCTGAATAG